TGGCACGAGTCACAAATCCGGTTCTCTGATCCATCATCCGACTGACACCAGGGACACCAGGGCATCACGCATAGCGATACTTAATGTCGACCCGGCTCTGTTGCGCAGCCACACTGATCGCGGCGGCGACGGCATCGCACCCTGGCGGTAACTGCAATTCAGACCCGCCGATATTCGTCAAGATGCCGGCATCCGCCACGCCTGCGGTCGTGAAATACATCCGGCCGAGCGTCGCAAGCGTCATTTGCCCGCGGGCCGAATTCGGCGCCGTGGTCGACTTCACCACCAGCATGTACTGCCGAGGCGCGGTATAGCCCAAGACGGTACGATCGCTCCGTCCGTGTCGGTTGATGATCGCCGTTGCGGGTTCGACCGCATGCCAGTCGGTCGGCGGCTCGAACCAAATGAGCTGTTCGCCTGTGGAGCCAAACGACGGCGCCACATAGAGATTGGTGATTTCTGTGAAGTTGTTCGAGAACCCGGTACCGGCCGAGGCTTTTGAGTAGTAGACTTGCCAGACCGTACTTGCTGTGCTCGCCTGAGAGATCATCAGCGACGCAATGCTGAACGGCATATCGCAGCCGATCGCAAAGCCGTCGTTGTTCGTAGACACGGTATCGAGGTTGACGTCGCCGGTATCGGAATCCTGTGCATCGGTCGTGTCATCCGTCAGCACGGTCCCGGCGGCATAGTTGGTATCTGTCCAGGTATAGAACCGCCACAGATCGGCATCGATCCGCCCACCAATCCCGACAATGGCATCTTCGCCCGCGCGATTGTGCACACTGAATTCACTCAAGACAAAGTGCGTGCCCTGGCTACTCGGTGGACGAGTCGCCAAGACCTGGGTATCGGCATGCGACTGCAAGAACTTGGTCGGCCAGGCTTGGCTGACCGGCTGATAGCTATACATAGCTCAGTCTCCTTACTGTCTCGATAGTTAGCGTCGGCGCGCTTTTGTCCTGGCGGATACTGCCCCGACCAGCTCTCGGTCCTGATGCTTCTCACGCTCTGCGGCCATTTCGATTTCAATATCGGTCTTGTCTGGGGCCGCATCGACGGCCTGTAAGAACTGCGGGGTTTGATGCCAGCGCATCGCTGGTTGCCCCTTTTCGTCCGTAAGCCCGCTCGGGTCAGGCGTCAGATAGCCCTGCTCCGGCCGGCCCTCTCTCGCCCAGCGTGCCCCTTCAGGCAGGGTAAAGGGAATGGCCGCAGGCGGCACGATCCCTTGATCTTGGCCATAGCCATCGCTGTAGTGGTTGGTGGCGACTGGCATGGATAACGAATCGGCAATCGGTGCCATAACCTGCTCAATCGAGCTGAGAATACGCGCCACGGCTTTCATCGGGCATGCGGCCAACGCCTGGCTCAACCGATCCCGCACGGTCTCTCCCGCCAACAGCGGCGTCGCGCCTTGCTGGACAGGCTGGAGGGCTTGCCCTTTGGTTCGCGCGATCCAGGCTTCGACATCCTTCAGGATGGCTGGATCTGTCACCATCGAGACCTGCTCCATACTGGTCACCACGGTCGCGTCACGCCCCTTCCCAAACTGCCATTGGCCGTTTGGCAGTTGGTAGAGTTCCACCATATTGCCCTTGTCATAGACGATAAACGTTCGTGCCCCAACCAAGAAATTGCCTGCGAGTCGTTGCATACATCCTTTCTGGGTGCCGGGAGAAGCCGTCTCCTCCCGGCGCTCGATCCTCACCGTCTGGACGGTGATTAGGTGATCACGGTTACAAGCGTGCTGCCTGTGCCGCCGCCAATCGTGGCGGTATAGTTATTGACGAGTTCCGCATGGGAGGTCGTCCCGAACCCATCCACCAGCAATGTGACCAAGACGCCTTTGCGGCAATCTCGGAACACCGCTCCAGCAATGACCGTCGTGCCTGATCCCGTGAAGCAGGCTGTCATTGCAGTCCCGCCGCACGTCGCCAAATCGTTCTCGACGACAATCCCATCGATATTGATGAGGTTGACGGCCGAGGCCCAGGTGCCGGCGTCCACATGGTAGTGGTTACCAGAGAACTTCCCGTTGATGTTGGCGCCAGTGAGTTCCACCACCGGGCCCTGTGCGCCATCAGACCAAGCGACATTGTTCCGGAAGAGGAAATTCTCAATCGCCGCCGATCCGGTAAAGCCCTCCGTGGCAATATTCACCGCCGGGGTGGCCATATCGAAGTAGCAATCTTCGACAGTTAACCCATCCGCGGCTCCCGTGAAGGTGGCAAAGCTCAGTGCGGTAATCGGCACGATGGTGAGTCCTTCGAAAGACACATCAGCCCCCGTGATCGCAAAGGCGGCCGATCCCGCAATCCCCTTGATGATGGAGGTCGGCTTGCGGACTTTCCGCCCGCCCCACGCATCCGCGCCCCAAATGGAAAGATTGGATTTCGACAGAGAAATATTGGCCGTCAGGGTGTGCGTGCCAGGCAAGAGCACAATGGCATCCCCGCGTCCATCGACGACATCGGCGTAGGCCAAGTTGACGGTATCGTAGACATACTGGTTGTTCTGTCTGGCCCAACTCGCTGCGGACGCCACGGTAAACCCAGAAGTGTAGGCGGTTGTGGGAGCCACATAGAACACTTTCCCGGCGATTTGGTTCTCCATCCCGGCCCACTTGCCATTGAGCGACCGATTGAAAAGGTATTTATCGCGCACATACAAACCCGACATAACAAACTCCTTCCCATGAATCGGGAGAGGGTTCCCCCTCCCCCGTCATGCCAAGGTTAAGGTTAGGTACCCGCGTAGCCCGTCGACAGGTTCGGGAAGGTTTCGCCCTTGGGGTAGCCCAAGACGAACGCCAACGCCGAGGATCCAGCCGTACAGGCTGTCGCCACATCGACATCAATGCTCTGGCCGGGAGAGACCAAGATCGGCCCGTCCATGACCTTATAGTTCACCGCGCCAATGGCTTGCGCCGTGGTCGCGTTGAGCGCCGTCACCGTGCCCTGTGTGCCGTCGAGATTGGCGGCGACGAGGGTGCCGGTGGCATTGATGCCGGGGTAGAGATCGAAATCGATCTTCGCGGCTGTGGTCGTCCCGGCCACCCCAAAGGTGAATCCGATGGTATCGACCAAGAACCAATCGAAGATGTTGAACTGGCCTTCTGAGCCGGTCCCGCTGAAGTCCATCACCCCGGCAATATCCGGCTGGAGCCAGCGTCGGCTTTCGGAGCCATACACGCCGCCAGCCAACCGTGGCAGCGGACGAGCCAAGAGGCCCATGCCGAGCGCCTTCTCCATGGAGGGCGCCCAGAATGTGGCCCGGTGAATATCGCAGGCCAACGGGAGATCCTGCTCCCGCTGTACCAGTTTCCAGAGCGCCGTCGACTTCACGGCTGCCCAGAGTTTGTTGAAGTTGTACGTGATACCCATTTACGCCTCCCTGCATGTGAATATTGTCAATTCCAACTATACAAGCAAGCTAACTGCTTGTAACATATACACTTCTGGCCTCACCATCGGAACTCGAATCGCCCCACACGTTGGCGAAGCCCAAGACGCCGTACCAGGCCATCGAGTGCTGCCGGTTGAAGTCCGCCGGAATGGCGAGCAAGAGTTCAGGGGCTTCGACTTCCGCCAAGGCGAGAATGTCGTCTCCGAAGAACACCGCTTCTCCGACGGCACTGCCGTTGCCGACTTCGCTCAGGAAGTTGTCATGATCCACTTCGATGAAGCGGCACTTTTCGATTTCGCCGACTTCTGCGTTGTGGAACACATCGCCCGGCTTCAAGTACTGCCGCCAGGAATGGAACTCGGGATCGTCCTTGACGCCACGGCACGCCTTAGTGGAAGCCAAGACCATGTAGGCGTTCCCCTGATAGGGATCGACGTGCAAGGTCTTCCGCATGTAATCGCGGATGATCTTGACGTGAGCCACGGTCAGGTTGTTGGTGCCGGTGGCGGATGTCACGCCCGCATCGGTCGTGAACGTACCCCCGACGGCGCTGGTCGGCGCAAACCGGATCTTGCCGCCCGTCATGGCCGTCCCGGCCACGGTGTCGAGCGTGAGCTTCATCTGCTTCTTCAAGGTCTTCTGAACCGCGTTCTCCACATCGAAGTGGTTCAAGATCTTCGCGAGGCGCGTGAAGCCAATCCCGCGGCCAAACTCCGACACGGTGATCGAGCGCGTGCTCATCGCCATGGCGTCGATCGGCATCTTGCCGGACGCGGAGAGGACCGCCGACATGGGCTCGGCGGTATTCCGCACCCGCTGAATCGTGACGGTATCGCCCATGTTGGCCCCAAAGCCTGATTCCGGCCGGGCGAACTGGACGACCAGCGTTTCGGCGATGCTGGCGAACCGCAATTCTTTACTGAGGGCATGATTACGTGAGACGCCGGATATAATATCCGCCGACCACTGAAAATTTCCTGCCATGATGCTTCTCCTCTAGCCCCTCACGCTCATGAGTGCGTTACCGTTCCGTCCGGAGCATGCGCGAGGTGTTCTGCCGCTGCGAGGCCCGGAGCTTGGCGAGATCGTCTAAGGTGGAACCGAGTTCGGTCCCGCCATCACGCTCTCCGCGCTCTCGTCGTTCCCCGCTACGCGACCCATCCCCGATCACGCCGTCCATGCTGGCCCGGTGCTTTGCCTTTTCCTCACGGAATGAGGGATTCTGTCTGGTGGTTTTCACAAGCTGCTCCTTCAGAAGTCCCACAAGGTGGGGGATCTGCTCCTCGTTCGGCATGCGTCGGTCCCAACCGGGGTCTTCCTCATTCTTGACCGCCGCCATGGCCCGCAAGAGCTTGAAGTTCTCTTTCGTCAGCCCTTGCCGCTCGAGTTCGGCCAGCGCCGCTTGCTGCGCGCGCGCGCGTTGCTCGTCCATCGTCAACCGGGCTTGCACCACCTCTGAGGAGGTGCGGAGGCTCGTGTCCTTGGCCACGGCTTCTTGCTCTTCCAGAAAGATCTCGTACACTTTTGCGGTGTACTCGGGGTCATTCCGGTCCAGCGCCTTCGCCCGTTCCGCCATGTCACGCGCCCGCTGCTTTCGGGCGAGCTGTTGCTCGTCCGTCCGCTCGTTGACCGTCTGCCGACTCTCTCGGCCCTGCTCGATCCGCTCCAACCGCGTCGAGACTTCTTGTAGAAGCCTGTCTTTTTTCTCTGCTTCGGCCTGCAACCGATCACGCTCGGACTTCAGCTTGTCGTAAGCCTGGGCCGATTTGTCTCCGCGTTTGCCTCTTGGCTGGTCGTCAAGGTCGTCGTCGTCTAAGCGATCGTCCTCGTCGACTATGTCCCGCTCCAGTTTCTCGTCTTCAACCTCGGTCTCGTCCTCGACGGCAGCGGACCCTTGCGGATCATCCCGATCGATGGTTAAGAGACGAGCATGGCCGTAGACGCGGCCAGCGGCCCACCCAAGTTGTGCTAACAGCTTCGACATCGTGTAGTTCCTTTATGACCGTGGAAGCGGCTCACCGTCGAGACGGTAAGCAATCAACACGGGTAAATTAGCAATCGCCTTTCATGCCCGGCTTCTTGGTAAACCAGCCGCTCTTGATGGAATGCTTCTCCAGCACCGTCGCCTTTTTCGGCGTGGCGGTCTTCTTCATGCCCATGTCCTGGTACTTCGCCATGCGCTCCTCCTTTCTGTGGGCCTACCCCACGTCTTCGCCAACGGCCTGTAAGACCCGTCGCTGCGTCGCCCGACGGACAGCGGCCTCTGAGGCGTTCGCCATCTGGGCGCCGATCCGGTCCAACACGTTCATGACACCGACGGCTTGCTGGCGTAGCGCCATCGCTTCGACGTCAGAGACTTGCGGGCTCAGGAGCCCCATCACCAGATCGCTCAACTGCGCCTGGAACGACCGCACAAACAGGGCTTTGGTGTTCTCGTCCGACAACGCGGCGAGCAGTTGCAACCCGTCTTTCCGCTCTTGCATCTCACTCATTGGAATCCCGCCTCCGGTTGGGGTGGACTGGCACCCGGCTCTTGAATCGGCATGGACTCCCCGGACCCTGCCGAGGGTGCGCCAGGGATCACGCCGTTCGGGACGCCCTGATTGGCGGCTGCTTGTGCCAGCAGGGCCGCTTGCTGTTGCTGCATCTCTAGAAGCATTTCATCTTCCGTCTTGATCACTTCGCTGGCGTCCATCGCATCGGCGATCTTTCGGATCATCACGTCATCCTTGGCGAACGGATGGAAGCGCGGGCTATCGGTCAGCTTCGACATATTCACGAGGCGATCGATCAACGCTGATTTCTTGAACAGAATCGACACGCCTTGGATCTGAATGTCGGTCTCCATCTTCACGGCTTCGATCCGTTGCTCAGGGCTCAGCATGGCAATCATCCCCAACAGTGGCGCATGCTTCTGCCCAAGCACCCGCATGTA